ACGGCAATGCTGACCACCGTCTTTTTCCTGTGGTGGGTTCTGTTTGCTGGTGGGTGTGAGGCGGTAGCGCAATATTTTTTTTGTGCGCTGCTTCAGTATGCTGGTGGCGGTCTGTTCTCCCGGTATGATGTCGCTTTCACGGTATACGGAGCGGATTTTTTCCGCCGGTAATCCCAGAGAACGACGCGATACTGCCTCAGGTAATGCGTCCACCACCTGATTGCAGACTGCCCACCAGGATAATTCAGCCAGCGATAATTCCCGTTCCTGTATGCCATTCATTGCGTGGCGGATGACGTCAATCATCCAGGCGGCCAGATTCTGTTGAGCAAGTTGCTCAAGTGATTCGGATGTCTGGTCGCGCAGCTGGTTGTCGCAGTGCCAGCACAACACCATCGCGCCGGTACCGTAACGATGTATGACAGTTTCGCTGTGATGATAATCACCATGAGGCCACTGGCAGGATTTCACGTGACGTAATAACCAGTCAGACAGTGCACCAGCGCCACCCGCAGCACGGATCACCCGCTCATCGCTGAAAAATGGCAGTAGTGATTTATCTTCCGCCAGCGGCTGGTGAACGGCAGGTACAACCCCGGACGGCAGAGCTCGCATGCTTTTTGGTTCCGGCTCCACCAGTATTCTGCCGTTATGGAATGCTGACATTGATTCACGGCCCGGCTTAACGATCACCAGCCCGAGTTCCGGTACCAGAACAGGTCGAAGTAATACCCGCACGTTACCTCCAGATGCGTTGCTGGAATGTGCGGGACGGACGCGGTGGGCGTTCGGAGTAAGGAAGCCTGACGGAGATTATCCAGTGACGATAATCGAGACTGAGGGCTTTCTTAACCTCGTATCCGCGCCTGCGGTAACACTGAATCAGCCATTCAGCCTGTTCTTCGGTGCAGGGGTCGTGCTGATACCAGTCAGATTTGAATGCATGAGAACGCCGCCCGTGCCTGCTGGCAGGGGCGGCAGAGTTATCCGAATTGTAAAATTTGGTATCGTGCGCCATCTGTTTTCTCTGCTGGCGCAGCAGGTGCCAGTTGTTCAGGCTGACGGATGGATTGTAAACCAGAACGACCAGAAAAAACAAAACCCGCCGAAGCGGGTTAAGTGCGGGTGCGTTGAGGATGCCTGACACATCAGCGGTGGCGAGGGATTTCTCCCCCGCCTGGTCTCTTACTCCTCAGGTTCGTAAGCTGTGAAGACAGCGACCTCCGTCTGGCCGGTTCGGATTCGTACCTCGCAGAGGTCTTTCCTCGTTACCAGTGCCGTCACTATGACGGTTAAACAGATGACGATCAGGGCGATTAACATCGCCTTTTGCTGCTTCATAACCTGCTTCTCCTTGCCTTTCGGCGCGTAAGAGGCTAACCTACGTTTGTGAAGCATAGATTGGGCCTCAGATTAATGTTAAGCGTCTTGCAGGACGCGTAATGTTAACTGGGGCTTTTCTCTGTCTGCCTTACGGTGGCATGCCCGAGGCAGACAGCCTCAAGCACCCGCAGCAATTCTACTTAACTCTCGCTTTACAGCAAACCGTTTTGCCCGATATGGGAATTCCCATACGGAATGAATTCAGTTCCCCAGGCGCTCCATCAAAAACACAACCAGGCAGTAAACACCCACAACAGCAATAACAGCCAGAGCGCCTTCCATTACCAGTGAAATATCATCCGACATATTCCCTCCCTTGGTGTGAATCCCGGCGAACGTTTTTACCCCCACCGACAAATAACATATACTAGAAAAGCAATAGCTATAGCAACGCCTGCAAATGCATCTGGCCGGCTCATTGGTTCTCCCCCTGTGTCGCTTCTACTGCGATCTGACTGGCGTATTCGTTAATGGTAACGATAAGTTCTTGCTCGGCCTCATCCAGACAACTACCGATACCTCGCCTGTCCACTTCAGAAGCATCGAAATCTGCACGAAGCCTGGCGACCTTCAGGATTGCGGACAACACCTCATCAGGGATTGCCGGAGAGTTGGTTGACGTTTCCGAGATTATCCGAAAATTATTGGTTGACGAACCCTTATTTTCCCGAAAGTTTCCAGCCTGAAGCATGGCGGCGCGGTGACACCAGATAATCCAGCCAAGCGCCATATCCCATGCCATGTATTCTCTATCGCCATTTTTTGCTCTGCGGCGATCTACAGATTCCCCGAAACGCTTCTCCATAAATAATTCATAGGCTGCCCGTTCATCCGATACTGATGCCAGTGATGCCAGTGCAATTTTTAATGCGGTAAGCATGTTGTTTTGATCTTCATCGAGTCCGAACGGTATTTCATCCCGTGATGACTCAATTCCGGTAATCGTGTTCTGTAGCCATTCTTTGGTTAATTCAGTCATTTTTCACTACCGCCCTTTCGGGCGGTCTCCTGATGTTCTGAGGGTGCAGGAATCCCTCCGGTTAAGGATTTAATAAAAATCATTTCTGATTTAAATTTTCAGTGTTTAGTTGTTGGTTTATAGCCTTTATGCTTCGGCCTTATTTCTCAGCCATACACAAACAGGACCATCTTCGGTGTCATGTATCGAACCGATAAACCATCCCTCACCTTCTGGTCGCTCAGGTTCCCATGCTGAAATATCAGGGCCATCTGCGTCCAGATTAAAATCATCTTCATCCATACTACGGATAGCCCACTGAAGATTATTTTTCTCCATCCAGGCGTTAAACTCTTCCGTTGAAATATATTCCCGACCATCACAGAATTTTTCATATTCAGGATGCGTCCAGCAGCCATATTCATTACGTTCCACTGGCATTTCTTTAATTACGCTCATTTACCCCCCTTATTTAATTTTCTACGACACTTTTTACAATCATCTGGACTTTCGAATGTATCCGGCTCACGCTCATTGCCAAAATACATCCACCCACCGCAAATACTTGTTATTTCACCTTCAGCAAAATAATGATGTTTTTTCGCCATAAGTGGCCTTGCCCAGCCCGGATTCGTTTTACTCACTTGTTGCCTCCTTTGCGAAGCTCTGCGACTAACTCGTCACATATGTGCGTCAAAGAGCAAAGTTTGATTGCTGGATGTTCGCGCACCATCTCCACACCCTGCGCCCGCAATTCTGCCAGAAAAGCGTAGGGGTCAGTTTTTTCACTGTGGTACATGGCATCATAGATAATCATTGCAGCGACACCTGCCTGTCCTGCATCTGTGACGGATATATGCTCAAGGGCTACGGCCATTGCGTGTTTCAACCTCTCATTTTCCACCTCAAGCACCACACGATTAGCCTCCAGCTCTTCTATGCGTTTTTTTGCTGCTCCCAGCTCAACACGCAGCTCCTGATAGTTAATCTCGCTCATTCTCCTTCCTCCCGCACTGCTGTTTTATATGCCCGAAGCACATGCGATGTTTTTCCTGACACAGTGCTTCTCAGAAAGAAAATTCCACTGGTGTTTATTACCAGATACGGGTCAGCAAGACGCAGCATATCCAGTATGTGATTATGTTTTCTTGTTTCCAGCACCGTACTTGAAATAAGCATATGTGACACGGGGCCGAAATCATGATATCTGATTTTCATATCATCACCCTGCTGTAAAAATTACCCGTTATCTCCTGTCGTTATTTTCTGTATGACATCACGATGCTTATTAATTTCCCGCAGCGCGGCGCATAAGCGCTCCCACTTCTGAACCTGACCTTTTGCCCGGCGCAGCTCGCGGTTAGCCACATGCAGCGATGGTAAAATCAGACCATCCGGATGCTTTCTGATGAACGACGACTGTGACTGCACTGTGACCGCCACACTTTCAGTTTTAATTTCTTCCTGTGTTTCCGCTTCCCGGACTGGTAACGCAACACCTGCCGGCTGAGGAAAGGCTTTACCATCGGTTTCCGTTACCGATGCAGCTTTCGGCTCTGCCGGTAAATTATCGCCCGGTATGCAGTAACGATATTTACCGTCCTGATTTACGCGAATCAGACGACCTTTGCTGACAGCCATCGCCAGTGATGAATTCGCCCGGCGGGAGGTAATCCCGAACATTAACGCCAGTTCGTCAGCCGACTGAGGACCATGCTGTTCAATCGCGTTAATCAGCATCTCTGCAGTGGTTTTTGGGGCCGCTTCAGTTGCCTCACTCGTCAGCCACCACATCGACCCCTTGTTATCAGCTTCGCCACGACGCTTCAGCTTCCAGAGTTCGGTAACAGCATCGTCACGGCTGATTTCAAGACGGGCTGCAATCTCGTGCGACGAGGCTTTTTTCAGTGCTTTCAGTGCGTCAAAAACGGTTTCCATTAAATTTTCCTCCCGGTAAAAATTACTTCTCAACTCAGACAAAACCGGCCGCCTTCCGGCGCTCATATTCCTGTTTCAGCAATTCAATTGGCGTTGGCCCTGGCGGGCGTTTGGGTGCTGCCAGTTGTCGCCGGACTGGCGGAACACTGAGGCCATTACCAACATGCTTTGCCCATTTCGTCAGCTGCCTTTCCACAAGCCGTTTTAACTCCCCTTCGGTCATCTGGCGCTCAATCCCCTTTGAACGCATCTCGAGGCAAATGTGGTACAGCACCGGCTGTGGCCACGGGTATTTATCACTCCCGTCGTACCGCCAGGATTCATTCCTCCAGCGACGGTACTCCTCCATCACGGCATCCACCGTCAGGCCAAATGGATTTGCCCCGCTCTCCGAAATCAACGCCACAAACTCAGCCAGATCCGGAGGCCACGTTTCACCCGCCCGGCAGCGGTCCATGCACTGACGGCAGACCTGCCGGATTTGCTGTTCAGTCATCGCGCCAATCTGAGCAATCCAGAGCTTCGACGGCGCAGCCCCGTTCTTCTGGGTCCAGCGGTTCGAATACACCTCCCCCATAAGTTCCCACAGCTTCCAGGCCGTTTCCGTTGCTGATAAATCCGTTTTCACGTTCCCACTGTTCACGTGCTGCCCGAATTTCCTGAACTGCCCGTGATGCGGTGCCACCTGGTGCTGCATGGCTTACCCCCTTGCTGACTGGTTTTACCTGTGCCCTGACGTGCTGCACGTGACGGGCAAATTTCTGCTCCCACTGAACCTGCGTGAAAACCTTCCCCTCCGCCATCCAGTAATCCCGGAATGCGGCAAGCTCAGCAGGTGTAAACTCAGGCTCAGGCAGAGCCATACCCCACAATGCAGCCCGCTGTCGAAAATCCAGCGACGGTTGCCAGACTCCAGTCATCGGAAATTTCCCGATCGGTTCGCTCAGGCCGTCCAGGTATTCAGGTTCGGCTGTCTGCAACGACGCGTCATTCAACTCACCGGTCGTAGCACTCTCGCGCATGCGCGCGTTATGTGTGGGGTTTAATTCTTTATCTGTATCTGTATCTGTCGTGACTTGTCGTGACATATGCGTGACGCGTCGTGACTCATCGTGACAATCAGTGTTCTGCTTCCGCAGTCTTTCCCGCTCCCGCTGCGCTCTCTTGCGCTCTGCCGGGGATTTTGCGGTTTGCGAAACATTACCGTTATCCTCCTTCATCACCTGGCGTTTTTCCCATCCGGAAATAAGATCACCATCCAGAACTCGCCCCTGCATTGCATGCAAAATTGAATCAATCACGTCTTCCGTCACATCAAGCGCACTTGCTAAATCTTCCGTCGTGACATCAATGTGACCACGTAGTGACACGCCGTGACATGTCGTGACATTTCGTGACGCACTCACCAGAAGGTGGATATACACCGCCATCACTGTTGCGATTGGCTGTCCTGAGACCCTGGCAATGGTTCGCCATTTGGGATCATTTGGCATGTCATGCCACAATCTGAGCCAGGCATTAGCCATACTCACCTCATCTGATACCGAACTTTACCCTCGAACATCCGGAAGAAATCCGGCATGAATATTGTTGGTCAATGCACGACAACAGCATTACCAGGCTGACCACCACTGTTAGTCAGGGTGCCCCAGGCGATCGCCGCTGCGACAAAATCATCCACATCTTTCACCAGCCGATCCCTCCGTTCGACGATCTCACGGTAATATTCAGAGCTGTGACTGCGCATACGGGCCACCAGCAGAGGCGGCATTGCCTTTTCGATCGCCGGTAACAGAGCCTGAATTTTTTCAACAGCATCAGGGGTGTCTTTATCCAGCCAACGGAAAATTTTCTGGGTATTACGAGCCAGGGCTTCCGGATGGCTGTCGTCGTACAGTTCCGGGAACGTCATCCCCAGCTCGAAATAAGTCCGGGCTATTTCAGCTGCAGGAACTTTCTCACCGTCCGGATAGGCCCAGGCATTGATCGCCATGCGGATGTGCTCATGTTTGATTTTCATGAATCCCCCTTTCCTTCGCCCTGAGTGGTATCCTTCTTTTTGTAAAGTTCTGGGTTCAAAGATAATTTCCCCTTGGAGTATGCAGCAGCTTCCGCAGCCCTCCCCTTCGGAACTATTTCACCAGGACGCTTACGCCACATGTAAATAGCTTCGCGGGTTATCCCATAAAAATCGGCAACCCTCTGAACAGAACCAAAAAACTGGACAAGTTCATCAACTCGCATTTTACCTCCCAAATCTAAGTATTTTTAGATTACAAGATAATTTTTTTTAGGTCAATGCAATCTAAAATAATTTATATTCAATTTGCAGGAGAAAATGATGGAAAGCCTTGGCTTCAGGCTTAAGAGACTTAGAAAAGATAAGGGGCTGACCCAAGTAGAACTGGGTAAGCTTTCAGGCGTGACTGGGGTTACTATAGGGTACTGGGAGAAAGATCTAAACGAACCAGGTAGCAAAGCTCTAAGTAAGTTAGCCCAGGCATTAGGAACTACTGAGTCCTATCTCCTATATGGAGTATCGTCTCCTGAATTATCTTTTGTACAAAGTACCTCAGGCACCAAGATCCCCTACCTTTCGTGGGGTGAGGCGATTTCTTTCCTAATCTTAAAAGGAGAGAAAACAATGGGAAATGTCGATAGAATCACCACATTCTTTGATGTCGAGGAAGGTGATTTTGCCGTTTCAATGCCTGATGACACAATGCATAACCCATCAGGATCACCGAGTATCCCAGTTGGTGCTACTGTGATCCTAAGGCCAGGAGAAAGTTATAAAAATGGCAGCATCGTCGCTGTAATAGTTCCGGATCCGCTTAAAAATGAACCATCTATGACTATAAAGAAATTAGTTATTGATGGGAAGCTTGTGTATTTAAGCCCTCTCAATCCACGCTATCAGTCATCCTTACTTACACCAGAGTGTAAAATTGTTGCCGTAGCAAAAGGTGTACAGTTCAACTTATAACCCGCCACGTCCTTTACTTGAGGTCGGCAATGCCGACCTTTTTTTTAAATTAATCTAGATTTACCTTGACTGAAAAACTAAATACTTTTAGATTTATTACATACCACCCTACCTCGCCCCACAGAACGTCGGGCAATACCTCGAGTTACCCGGCAGTGGTCAGGGGTTAAGTAGCCAGCCCGAGGCGTATGAACATGACGGCGGGAACACTTTGTATAACAGCGCAGCAGGTTTTTAGTTCCGCGACCCGGCGTTAAGGGTAAATGAGGTCAACATGGATATGCTCAATCTTGGCAACAATGAATCTCTGGTGTGCGGAGTATTCCCCAACCACGACGGCACGTTTACCGCGATGACGTATACCAGAAGTAAAACGTTTAAAACCGAAGCTGGCGCGCATCGCTGGTTAGCAAGAAACGCTAACTGATTAGCGCCAGTAAAAACAGGTTTCCACAGGTTAATTTACCCTGAAAAGTCAGGGCATAACACGAAAGCGCACGGCGAAGTTAGTCTCTCTGTATAGGTCGTCGTTAAATTTAATTCGACCGTGCGCTTCTGGTTGTGGCAATCCGCGAAATGGCGCGGCGGTAAGTATGGCGGGGTTATTCCTTCCCCCGTTGAGGACACCGGGTTGTCAGGTTGACCATACGCTTAAGTGACACCCCAGCCACAACAACCTCTGTTATCACTTTTCTGGTGATTCGGCGGAAATGGATATCCGCCCTTTTTAAAGTGAATTTTGTGATGCGGTGAATGCGGCTATGCGCACGCGGAACAGTTAAAGCAGTAAGGCGGTCTTTTACTGGCGTAACGAGCATCAACTAACCCGACGTTAATTGTTAACTGGTTAACGTCACCTGGAGGCACCAGGCACTGCATCACAAAATTCATTGTTGAGGACGCGATAATGGAAACGTTATTACCAAACGTTAATACGTCTGAAGGTTGTTTTGATATTGGTGTTCTGCTCAGTAATAAAGCGTTTACTGAGGATGCCATTAATATGCGGAAATATGAGCCTTATCTGCTCAATGATAATTCCATTCTTTCCCGAATTGCCCTTATTAAACTTGGTATTTTCGGAGAACGTCAATGACTTCAGCATTTGCACTGGTGATGACGGTTTTTCTTATAACGGGTGAATCACAGAATGTTATTACCGGAATTTATGCCAGTAAAGAATCCTGCCTCCAGGCAAGAGACGAGCAAAAAATTTCTGGTGAATGCCTACCGGTAAAAAAAGTATCGCTGTACCTGAATAACGAAACACCGGCTGGATAACCCGCCAGCCATATTAACGCCATACCAACGGATTAAAAATGCCAGCAATGGCAGGGATTCGTTCACCCTGAAATCTGTAATGAGGTTAAAACACAATGAGTAAAATCTTTATTTGCGCTGCTATTCCTGACGAACAGGCCATAAAAGAAGATAGCGCTGTTGCGGTGGCCACTGCCATTGAAGCCGGTGATGAGCGTCGCGCACGCGCAAAATTTCACTGGCAATTTCTGGAGCAATTCCCGGCAGCTCAGGACTGCGCTTATAAATTTATTGTCTGCGAGGATAAACCCGGCATACCCCGCCCTGCCCTCGATTCCTGGGATACCGAATATATGCAGGAAAACCGCTGGGATGAGGAGTCAGCTTCCTTTGTACCGGTCGAACCAGAATCCGATCCGATGAACGTCAATTTTGACAAGCTGTCCCCTGAAGTACAGAACGCAGTCCTGGTTAAATTCGACACATGCGAAAACATCACCGTTGATATGGTGATTAGCGCACAGGAATTACTACAGGAAGACATGGCAACATTCGGCGGACATATCGTTGAAGCGTTGATGAAAATGCCAGAAGTTAACGCCATGTATCCTGAACTTAAACTGCATGCCATCGGGTGGGTTAAGCATAAATGTGAGCCTGGCGCTAAATGGCCTGAAATTCAGGCAGAGATGCGCATCTGGAAAAAACGTCGCGAAGGTGAACGCAAGGAAACCGGAAAATACACGTCTGTTGTTGATCTCGCCCGCGCCAGAGTCAACCAACAGAACCCTGAAAACGCTGCTGAAAAAACCGGGGCTGTCACTGTTGCCATTCGCCGCGAATACAAACAGACATGGAAAACACTCGACAATGAACTGGCCTGCGCCCTCTGGCCCGGTGATGTGGATGCAGGAAACATTGACGGTACCATCCATCGCTGGGCGACAAATGAGGTTATCGACAAGGATCGCGAAGACTGGAAGCGTATCTCAGCATCAATGCGCAAACAGCCCGAAGCACTTGGCTATGACCGTCAGACTATTTTTGGCCTTGTTCGCGAACGTCCGATCGATATTCACAAAGATCCCGTTGCACTGAACAAATATATCAGTGAATACCTGACGACAAAGGGCGTGTTTGAACATGAAGAAACAGACCAGAGCTCTACTGATGCTCTCCAGCCGTCAGCAGCACAAACTGCTCCAGTGGAGACGGCAGAATCCGATACTCAAAAAAATGAAATCCTGGTGGAAGCTGAACCATCTGTAGAGCGTGAAGGACCATTTTATTTCGTCTTTACCGATAAGGGCGGGGAAAAATACGGCAGGGCAAACAAACTTTCTGGTCTGGACAAGGCGCTGGCTGCCGGCGGTACCGAAATCTCAAAAGAAGAATATTTTGCCCGAAAAAATGGCACATACACGGGCTTACCGCAAAATGTGGATACCGCTGAAGATTCCGAACAATCAGAGCCGGTAAAAGTTACCGCTGACGAAGTAAACAAAATTATGCAGGCAGCCAATATCAGCCAGCCTGACGCCGATAAATTGCTTGCTGCATCACGTGGTGAATTTGTTGAAGGGATTAGCGACCCGAATGATCCGAAATGGGTGAAAGGGATCCAGAGTCGCGACGCTGAGGACCAGAATCAGCCCAACGTGAAACAAAATGAGCCAGAAGCGGAACAAAACAGCCCGGATACGCAACAAAACGGGCCAGAAGAACAACAACCAGAACCAGCAGTGCAACAGGAACTGGAAAAAGTTTGCACCGCATGCGGTCAGACCGGTGGCGGCAACTGTCCTGACTGTGGTGCGGTGATGGGGAACGCAACCTACCTGGAAACATTCGATGAAGAGAATCAGGCTGAAGCTCAGAAAAATGATCCGGAGGAAATGGAAGGCACTGAACATCTGCACAAGGAGAACACTGGCAGCGATCAGTATCACGCCAGCGATAATAAAACTGGCGAAACAGCAAATCCCTTAATTAAAGTGAACGGTCATCATGAAATCTCATCCACCAGCAGGTTGTGGCACCATCTGATGATTGACCTTGAAACAATGGGAAAAAATCCTGATGCGCCAATAAACTCTATAGCCGGTAAGTTTTTTGATCCGGCAACCGGAGAGATGGGGCCAGAATTCAGCAAAACTATCGATCTGGAAACCGCAGGTGGGGTCATCGATCGGGACACCATTAAGTGGTGGCTGAAACAGTCACGCGAAGCACAATCCTCCATTCTGACCGATGAAATCACGTTGGATGATGCACTGCTGCAATTCCGGGAATTTATCGACGAAAACTCCGGTGAATTTTTTGTTCAGGTCTGGGGTAACGGTGCAACTTTCGACAACGTGATTTTACGCCGTTCATATGAACGGCAGGGGATCCCCTGCCCGTGGCGTTACACCAATGATCGCGATGTAAGAACGATGGTTGCTCTGGGACTGGTGATGGATTTCGACGCAAGAACGACTATTCCATTCGAAGGTGAACGCCATAACGCCCTGCACGATGCGCGTTACCAGGCAAAATACGTTTCAGCCATCTGGCAAAAACTGCTCCCGAGTCAGGCTGATTTTTAATGTTCAACCCGGATCGCCGCTAACGGCATATAGTTAGCGGCGGTTGTGAGATATAGCTATGAGCAGCATATTTTTAACCGAAAATGAATTGCAAACGTTAACGGGCTGCAAATATGCAAGCCACCAGCGCAACTGGTTAATAAAAAATGGGCTTCCGTTCTATACCAATCGTAGTGGAAAACCGATCGTCAGTCGGGAACTGTTTACCTGTATAAAAACTTTACCACCACGTGAGGCTGAACCTGATTTCGGTGCGATCTAATGGGAAGACGAAGGAAAAATCCCGAACACGAAAAATTACCGCCAAAGGTATACCCCAATAAATATAGTGTATGGAAACCGACATCCAGAGAATCTGTAACCTTAACTGCAATCGAGGATGGTTTAGCCGCATTATGGAAAAAGTATGAAGAAACGGTTAACCATCGCGATCGCGCAATGACATTTGGGCGTTTGTGGGAAAAATTTCTCGCCAGCGCCTATTACAGCGAGCTTAGTCCTAGAACTCAAAAAGATTATCTGCAACATCAAAAAAAGCTGCTGGCCGTATTCGGTAAGGTGCTGGCCGATTCTGTAAAACCAGAGCACATCAGACGATACATGGACAAAAGAGGCGAGCAGAGTAAAACGCAGGCAAACCATGAAAAAAGCAGTATGTCGCGCGTTTATAGTTGGGGGTATGAGCGAGGATACGTGAAGGCTAACCCATGTGCAGGTGTAAGTAAATTCAAGGCCAAAAACCGCGAACGATATGTAACCGACAAAGAATACCAGGCAGTATTAAGCGTTGCACCTCTTCCTGTTTTTATCGCAATGGAAATTGCCTATCTGTGTGCAGCGAGGGTTTCCGATGTGTTATCGCTGAAATGGGAGCAGATTGGAAACGACGGGATCTTTATCCAGCAAGGGAAAACAGGGAAAAAACAGATAAAAGCATGGAGTCCACGATTACAGGCGGCGATCGAAAAAGCAAAACAGTTACCAACATCCGCCTATGTAATCAGCAATCAATACGGCAACCGATATATGTACAAAGGCTTTAACGAAATGTGGGTAGAAGCAAGAAATCACGCAGGCAAAATTTCAGGTATTTTAACCGACTTCACCTTTCATGATCTGAAGGCGAAAGGAATTTCAGACTATGAAGGAAGCAGCCGGGATAAGCAACTTTTCTCTGGTCACAAAACCGAAGGGCAAGTGCTAATCTATGACAGGAAGGTTAAAGTTTCACCAACACTTGATGTCCCGTTACCTGAAAATATTCCAAGAAAATATTCCAAGTAA